AACCTCAATGGTGTACTGATCCAGATCGCCGGTCATGTCGTCCGCCCCGAGATCGAGGCCGAGGCTCTGAGCCATCGCAACGAGTCGATCGCGCGACAGTCCGCCGCCCGCACCCACCCCCCCACCCCTATTCTGGTTTTGAATGTTGTCGATCGTGTTCGTGAGGTTCGAGCGCATCGCCTGCGCTTTGGACTTCCACACATCCGGCCGATCGTGTGATGTGGGAATCTGCATCATGATGCGTTTAGCTTCCGGCTCTGACATCTGCGCGCCAGTGATCGCTTTGATCGTCGCGTTCGCTAGGGTTGCCGATCGCGCATTGATCTTGTTGAAATTCTCGTTCGAGGGCGCACCGGGAATACCTTGCAAGAACTGATTGAAGCGTCCGGCCGCAGGACCAATCCCCCCGAGGAAGGACGGATCTTCGATCAGCGGTTCCAATTCGGACAACGTCGAGAGCGCCGTATTCGCGCCTGCGACCCGTTCCATGAGTCCAGACGGAAGACGCCCGCCGGCCGTGCCCGTGCCTCTAGCTTGCGCAGCCCCGATCACCCCTTCGCTCGCGATGCGCTGCTGTTCGATGCCGCCTTCGGCATTGATGCGCGCGACGTCACGGGCCGTGTTCCCCGACTCTCGCACCGGAGCCAACTTCGCGCTCAGTTCTTCGTCACGACGGCGCTCATTGTCCGGAATGAAAAAGTCTGATAACGCTTGCATGTCCTGGTTGCGTTTACTGTCCGCCGCGTGAATGCCTTGGAGATCGGCCGCGTTCTGTCGCTCGAATGGCGAGGACATTTCGCCCTGCGTCGGTGCGGCTCCACCGGAATAGCCGTACTGCGGTGTCGGTACCTCTGACGACATACCACGCGGCATTTGGCCGTCCGGAGCGGGCACTGACGGCTGTCCTTGTTCGCCGATCGCCGGTCCTGCGTTGAGTCCGAGCAGTTCCGCAATCGCTTCGAGCGGATCCTTCGGCCCGAGGGGTGCGTTCGCTTTCATCGTCGGTGTACGAATGTCCATGCCAGCCATTAGAGGTACCCCTGTCCACCGCGATTTTTCTGGAGTCCTTGAAAACTCGGATGTCGATCAACGTTACTGAACGCACGGCCGAAGTTGGGCGCGGTCAGGTCGAGTGCAGACAGCGACGCGCCAGCCGGATACGCCGATCGTCTTCGTGCCTGTTGTTTCTGGGGCGTCCCCATCGCCCCGTACGTGTCCGCGTAATCCTCTTCACTGAGATTCGACCGCACCCAGGAACCGATCGCCGGGTCGAACTCCCAGCGCGGCGCATTATGCGGGTTGTTCCCGACCGCCCCGAGACTCAAGTTGAACTGACTGAACGGGTCGCCCCGTTCGCCCAGGAGTGAGGACGCCGAGTTGAGCGGATCCTTTGGGTTGATCATGATCGGTCCCCGAGAGTATGGCACGAATTTTGCCGAATCAGTGAATCACTGAGGTAGAGCTAGTTTGACGCCCAATACAGCGTATTGACTTTGAGTCCTTTGATAACGTTTTCGTTTGTTACCACACCGCACATGATCACTAAACCCGCAGCAGTGGGAATGTTCGCTGCCAGCGTCAAAGGCGATCCACCATTGACCGTGAAGGTGATCAGTGTTCCGGCTCCGCTCACAACAATTTTCAAGGTGTAGACCGTGTCCGTGGCAATCGCGGCGATTCCGGCTGTAGTGCTTTGTGAACCCGCGGACGTTTGCGACACGCCAACCCAACCCGGCGCACCGCCAAAACTTGTCGAATCAGCAACCGAGGAATAGCGGAAGCCAATAAACTTGCCAGTCATGGCATCGGTTCCGGCTGTGATCGTTACCGAGTCAAAGAGCCCACACCAGATTCGCAATGCCGCGAGTGATGTGCTGGTCTTAATTTTGTAGATAATGGTCGGATCCCATTCCGCTCGCACAGACAACGTGGTTGTGGCAATGCCACTAGAGTTATTCGTGGCGGCAGTCGTCGCGTGCAGCTTGTACGCTGTGTCGGTCCCTGGACTATTCGTCGCAGCAGTACCGATCGCCGCTGCTGAAGCGTTCGTTGGGCCGTAGGTTGCGTTGGCACCATCAAGCGCGATTAATGCCCCTTCTCGAAGTCCGGCACTAAATCCAGTCCCGACACCGCTTGCGCTAGGAGTGTTCCATACACCGTCGCCACGCCAGAAGGTCGATGCACTCGCGCTCGTCCCTGAGTTCAGATTCGCAACAGGCAAATTCCCTGTGATCGCCGCCGCTTGTGCGAGGTTCACTGCACCGAACGCGAGCGCGGTACCCGATCGGCGCAAGACTTGATGATCGGTCCCTGCCGCGATGGACGCATGGTCCGCGGTCGCGTTCCCTGTGACGCCCAGGACAGAGAGTGCTGAGCCTTGTGTGAGACGCGAGAAGGCCAGATCGCCCGTCCAGCCGAGTGTCAACGTCGTCCCGGCAATGACTCCTGTGACGTTTGTATCGTCAACAATAGTGTCGATCCCCGATCCGCCGCTGCTACTCGCTCCGTCCGCAACATCGTCCGCGACCAGCTTCAGATCGTCGTACAACTCCCGGAACATCGCATCCGCGTTCGTGAAGAGATCAGCCAGACCGGTATTGATCGCGCCGACGTCACCGCCCGCGCGGTAGTCGAGAAAATACGGCTTGGGCCGGGGAATGTATGTCATGACCCCAGACCGTTAGTACTGCATGTCGTACGAGGAAGACGCTTTGCCGAGACTGTTCAGAATCGTGTTAAGTAGCTGGTACTGTTGCTGTTGCTGAGCGAGTGCGAGTCTCGCGTTCGCTTCCTGAGCCGCGATGTCCTGTCCGCGCTGCGTGATGTCGCCGGCATATTTCGTTTTCGCAAAGTCGGCTGAGATGTCCGCTTGCTTGCCCATCTGCGCGCGGCTTTCCTCGCCCATGATGTTCGTTCCGGACGTCAGGATGTCCGCCATGCCCTGCATCTGTCCGCCCGACCCGAGCATCCCCTGTGCGCCCATTTCACCGGCCAGGGAGTCCAAGGACGCGCGAGTCAGATTCCCTGCGCGGTCCTTCGCGGATGCAAACGCGGCATTGGTCGCCGCAGTCGGATCCGGAGCCTGAATGGACGGAGAGGTACCTCCGCCCGTGACCGGTCCACCCGATCCACTACCACCGATGCCTGCGAACCCGGTACTTGAACCAGACGACCCGGACCCGGACAATCCGTCGAGCGACGGAAACATGCCGCCCATCGCTGCGCTCGAATACTGATTCGTCCGACTGCCTGCGGATGTCGGCGAACGAACCCACGTACGTTTCACCGGGTCGTACTCATACCCCGCATTCAGTTTATTCTGCATTTCCTCGGGCATTTGAATAACGCCGCCGTACCCGGATCCAGCCGCAGATTCCGCTTGTAGACGTCTCCAATATGCGGGATCCTGTTCCAGATCGTTATAGTAGGACGATGCTTGTGTGCCCGAGCCCGCAGGTGCGCCTACGCCAGCCATGATGCAGTCCCTTCTTACCGCCGACCGGTGACGTTCACCGGATTGATTTCGTAGCCGTACAATTCCACATCTTGATTGATCGTGTCGTGTTCGATCAGTAATGACGCTTGTTTCCCGTGGCCGACACGGCCCAATCGCTGCCGGCCCTGCGTCATGTCGTACGAAAACGGGGTGTCCGCGATCAACGTGTCAAGTTCGCCGACTTTCGGCGTGATTGTGATCGTCCCCGCGGGTTGATCCTTGCCGTGGATGCTGAGTTCGCCAAAATACTTTTCGTAGTCCGGTTCCTTCATGTCCTGATTCGCCGTCTCGACCGATAGCGCGATTGGGCTCACGCCCCAGTCGTTCTTGTCGTCCTGATCTTGCGACAGGTACCCTTCGCGACTCCCGATCATGAAGTACGGCTGTTGGTTCGATCCCGCGACGAGTACCGCACTCGACGGTGAGAACGCGTCCGTTTGATGCGGTCCCCACCATGTCTGATTCAAGATGTCGTACTCAACCCAGCGATCGATCACCGCGGATCCGACTGACGCGAGGAACAGGCGGTACTTCAGACCGGTTGGATCAAGTTGCGCGAACGATCGCCAAAACATCGCCCGGTTGAAGTACAGATCACTCGTGAACCAGGTCCGGACTTTGTCATTTGAGACGGACGTGATCCCGTTCGAGTCCCATCGGTACACGCCGTCGCGCCAGAGGAAATACGCGACGTCATTGAACGTCACCACGCTTTCCTGAGACACGCATCCCATTTTTTCGCCGCCGTTGACGGTCCGGGGTGCGAAGTTCGTCCGGAGTGACCCGGTCACTTGCACAAACGTGTCTTTGCGGGCGACGCCGAGCGCATCCCGACGCGGAATCAGGGCCGTGACGCCCGCCGCATCCGATCCGACGTGTGGAATCGGGAGCGTATTGAGTGCAGACCAGCCGTACGCGGTTCCGGCTTCGGTGTAGCGAAGATCGTCGACATCCGTCCGATCGACACCCCAAAGTCGCCCCGCCCACTCCGCGATCAGCGTCAGATCCGGTGCCGCCCCTCGTGACGGCCCTTCTGCCACACCCAACGACGCATCGGCGAGATCGTTTTCGATAGTCAGCGTCGTGTTATCGCCCGAGTCTTTCCAGAAGAAGTACGTCGATCCCAGCGTCGCCGTTCGGTACAGTCGAGTTTCGATCCCGACCGCATCGTCCAACGACACCGCAAACGTCGCAAGCAGCTTCTTCGTCGCGATCGTGACCGCGGTTGTCATTGTTGGTCCATAATCACTTTCGCTGATGATGTTCCCAAGGATGTCCTTCAGGATGTACGTCTGTTTCGAGAGATAGGTACCGGTCAACGTCCCGGCGTTCGGTCCGGTCAGCGCAACCGCCGCTGTAGGCGCGATCAACGTCAACGGATACACGATCCCGTCTTCGTCGACTTGCAGCGGTCGCGACGGCGTATTGACCACGATCACGTTGCCTTTGAACTGAGCAAAGCGCGGCGTGACATTCGTCGCGAGGGTGATGCCAGACGGGAGATCCAGTGCCGCCGACAACCCGCCGAACGGATTGATCGACTTCAGTTGATTCCCGACCTGAAGCAGCGTGAATGGCATTTACTGATCCATCCCAATAAACGCGGGCGAACTCCAGATCGACAACCCACCTTCGCTGGTGTCGAAATTCGCCGACTGATCAACCCACGTCGTCCCGTCCACCGACGACAACGCGACCTGTACCGTGATCTCTCCCCGGTGTCCAAACGCGTACAGCACCCCGTCGTGTTTGTGGAGAATCAGCGGTGCCAGTGTCGCCGCGGATGCGCTGTTCCAGACGGAAACCGTCGTCGAGAACAACGTGAAGCCGCCAACCACACCGGGAACACACTTGATGATGCGTGCTTTGTCGCCAGGGTTGTACCAGGCCACATAGATGTCGCCGTTGAACTCGATCATGCTCGAATAGAAATTGAGATTCGCGGGGGTGTCGCCGAGATCGATGTCCACCGTCGCCCACGCATCGGCCGCGCCAACGGCTTTTCCGGGTTGCCGCACGAGAATCTGTGCGCGGGCCGCGGTACCTGCACCTTTCCACTGGGTTCCAAAGTACAGCACGTCCGTCGCCCATGACGTCGTCATGTTGGCGTATCGCGGATCCAATCCGCCGTCGAAGTCCAACGCCGATGCGCCCGCACTCGCCGAGTAGACCCGGATCGTCGCGGACACGTCATCCGTGTTGTGGTACGTCCCAAAGTACAGGTACGACCCGAAGCGGACCGGAGCCGTTGGGAGATCGCTGTACTCAGCCGGAGTCGAAGCCGGCGTCCCGAGATTCAGTTCCGTGAGGACATTCGTCGCCGGGTCGAGCATCAGTACCCGCCCAGTCGGACCGGCCGCTTTATCCCACACAGCGAGGTAAATCAAGCCGTCCAGATCCGACCAGTGCATCCCAGACAGGCCCATGCGTCGAGTACCAGCTGACGCGTACGCATTCAACGGGATCGTCGTCACCGCGTAGTCTGAGTACCCGTTCGTTCTCCGGATCGGCATGACGACATAGCTCGTCGTCGAAATAGCCACCGGATAGTAGGTGTACCCATTGCCGCCCAGGACGTCATCACCCGACTTCGCGGAATTTCGTGGCGTAAAGATCGATGCCCCGTGCTGGCTGCGACAGTTTTCGCCGGGAGGACCAGGACTCGTGATCAGCGATGCGACATCCGCAAAATTTTTCGACGACAGGTACCAGCCCACACCCGCCGTGCCGCCGATCCCGACCACATTCGTATCGTGTCGTCCGATCGCGATCAGTTGTGCGCCGCCGAATGTCTCTGTGCCGCCTGTGAACGCGTCCGCGCCCTGCGACGGAAACACAATCGCCCCGCCGTCGTAGGTACCTCCAGGTGCGCCGACACCGTTTCCGGTCCCGGTTGGGTCTCCCGTGGACCCTCCACCGCCTACTGTCGGTGCTCCACCGGTCCCCGCGACGCCCATCGGCAACCCGCCGAGAATCGATCCACCAGCAAACGCGAGATTGAATCGCTTCAATCCCTGTCGTTTCACCAACGCTCCCCCGCGCCCGCGCGTCGGATCATGCGTCGCGTTCTGGGCAGATCGTAGCGCATCGTCCGGAGACTCCGGATCGAGTGAATTGGCATCGAGAATGACTCCCGATCGCCCCAGCGTGAAGATAGAGATTCGACCGGTGGACATGGACCTTATCCGCCTAAAAACATTTCAAAAGTTGCATCGGCAATGCTGGACTGCACGTTCAATGCGGTGAATCCGGCCGTCGCACTGGTACTCGCGCACCAGTTTGCGAACACGGCTCCAGGCTGCACCTTCGTGATCGTCTGAGACGCGCCGCCCTGGACCGTGCCTGTAATCGTGATGACCGCCGTCGCGTGCGTGTTCTTGAAGTAGAACTGCAAGATGTTCGCAGTCGGGAGATCCAACGCATGAAGTGACGTGTCGGTCAAAATTCCTTTGTGAAACTCGCCCGCCAGTCCCGCATACTCGATCGCGCCGATGGTTCGATTGACGATGTTGACGCCGTCCACGTCCTGTTGATTGACCAGGACTGTCAGATTGTTCTGTGAAGCAGACATGATTCATGCCCCTTTTACGTGGTGACTTCGGTCACACGCGCGTTGCCGTTGACCGCGTTCCAGATTCCCGAGATGACGCCCGTGTATCCGTCCAACGTCAATTCGTGCTGACCGTTCGCGGGAATACTGACTGTGAACGCGGTCGCTGTCGCCGTCGCGGAAAACGCGATCTTCAGTACCTTTGTCCCATCGTTGACGATGGTTCCACCACGTCGAGCCGCGTTCGCCGCAAGGATCGTGACCGACGTCACTGAAGACGGAACCGACGAGAGAACGGCCGTCGCTGGACGGGATTGGTCGAATCCAGACAGCTGATCGCCGTTGACATCGACCATCGCGACATCGACCGGACTTGAATTAGTGAGCGGCCGAACTGAACCAGGAAATAACCCCATAAGTCACCGCTTTCATGCTCGGTACGTGATGCGTCCCGTGTAAATCGCGATCGGTCCGTACTTACTGGACTGTCGAAGTTCCGTGTTCACGTCTAGTACCTTGTGCGTTGGAATCGTCAACAGGAACGTGTTCATCTGCGCTTGCAAGTCGTCTCGTATGGCGTTCAACGTGTCTTCCTGCGGCTGAAACGTCAGCACGGAAAACAGTTTGGTCTGCACGGCCATACATGGTTAGTAGCTACTCCCCATCCCGCCGAAGAAGTCCTCTACAACCTCCGGTTCCTGTTCCTGTCGCGGCGTGATCCGCGTCAGAATCAACTGTTTCTCTGTCGCGTAGATGCCGAGCCAACCCGGATCCGGAATCTGCGCATCACTTTCCTTCGCCCGCGCGTACGCGATGGTCCATGCCTTGAGCGCGTTATCACTGCCGCCCGGAATCGGATTCACGTTCCCGAGTTCGATGCCAGGGTTGTAGATCAGCCGCAGTTGGAGATCCGCGGACAGGATCGGCGCAGTCAAAATCTGCATCGTGTCCACCGGCCAGCCGGCTCCAGACGCATGGTAGTAAATGATCCCGCCGAGCCCCTGATCCGTCGCCGATCGCGTCCGTGCGTATTGAAATTCCGGATGCGTGTACTTCCGTGGGAAGAACTGGAGATTGCGACCGGTTCCATCCGCCGAAATGTCCGCAGGTTCAATGCCCAGTACCCGGAAGCAGTCCACAGGGACCGCCGAAATTTTGTCTTCGCCAGCCTTGAGAATTGGCGTAGTCGATCGCGTCAGATAATGATCCCCATGCACGTCCAGAATCGCGCCCCAGAGATCCGTGACGCCCAGCTGCATGATCTCCGTCAATTCCTCGTCCGCCCAGAAGCGTGCGGTCAATTCCCGCAACGCTTTCCGGACTTGAGACAGGATCGATGCTGTGGTAGTAGCCGCCATGATTTAACCCGCTGTCGTCGTATAGATGATGTGTCTGTTACAGCGTGCTATTGACCATGCCGGTGTTCAGTGTCCGACCCGGTTTGTAGTACCCCTCGACGTGGACACGACCGACACAGCCGGTAGAGGGATTCGTCACCGTGAACGCTTTGTCAACCGCCAGCGGAGCGCCATGCGGACCGAAATCCCATGTCACCACAGACGGCACGCCCGCCACGGCTGTCAAGTCGGTGTGCGCCGCCAACTGCAAGGGTGTGCTGTCTTGAAATGTCACGATTTTCGCGTTGACGTGTGTCGTGATCGACAACACGATTTTCTGCACGTAAATCTGAAAGTTCGTGCGAGCCGCGGCGAGTGTCACCGTCCCGCCTGTCGTCCCTTCCAGATCCGTGTCAGCCGCAAACGGTCGCTCACCTTCTTTTTGAACGACGAGGATGTCTCCACCAGCGTGCATGATTAGCCTTCAGTCTGTGTATCCGGTTCAGTGACCGCGTCGAGCGAGATGACCGGCGCGTCCAGATCCGCCAACCATTGTTCAAGGATCTGGATCGCCCCGGCCTTCACGTTGACGTTGGCGATGTCTTGCTGTCGCGATTCTCGAAGTGTGTCGAGTTTCGCTTGAATGATTTCTTTCGTGATCACTCGTATCCTCCTACCAAGCGACGATCATTAACCGGAGATCGTGATACCGCCTGCGAGCGCGCAGAATCCGCGCACAAACCAACTGACGCCGTCGCTTTCAATCTCGACGAGATCGCCCAGAGACGCCGCCGTGCTCACGAACTCGATCGTTGTGCCGGTGAGTTCGACATCTTCCGCTGTGCCGCCCGCACAAAGCACGAAGCCGGTGACGATATTCGCGGCCGGCGAGATGATGGTGTAGGGGGTACCGGACGTTTCGACTGCCATGATGAAACGGAAGTGCAACCCCGCCGCCACAGCCGGCAGCGTGAAGTCAAATTCCGTCGACGCATGGCCGAAATAAAACGTCTTACCGGAATCGGCCGCGAGCAGCAATCGAGTCGCCGACGTGTTCTCGACTGATTGGGTACCCGTAGGTCCGTTGATGACAGGCGTGGTGAGAACCGCGCCCGCACCAATCGTGAGCGCACCCGTGATCACAGGAGCCGTCAACGTGGGAGCCGTCAACGTCTTGTTCAAGAGCGTCTGCGCGCTTTCCGCGTCGACCAGCGTTTTGATCGCGTCGTTGCCGTTGTACTTGAAAAAGTTTGCCGCACGGTCGTACACGAAGCCGGCCGCTTTGCCGATGTTTTGGACCAACGCTTTTCCGGCCGTGGTGTCCGTGATCGCGGAAGGAGACGCTTCAGTACCGAGCGCCGTCTTGTGGATGAAACGATTTGCCATTGGAAGATCCTTCTCTTCGCTGAAGAGGGAAGGGGAGGCTTCCGCCAGACCCCTTCCAGTGAGTTGAACGAATTACGGTGCGCCCGTGATGGCGAAGCCATCCAACGACGTCGCCGCCAGGGTCGATGCGGTCGTGCCGATCGCGGTCGTGGTCGACGCGAACCGCAATCCGACGAGAATCGAGAGTCCGGCCGGATTCAGGTACATCGCTTCATCCGAGGCGAGCAGGAACGGCAACGCCATCACGATCGACGCGGTCAACGCCCCGCCGTAGATGTTCGCGTCCGTACCTTCGTCGATCACCTGGAAGAACGCATCCGTACCGTTCGTGATGCGTTTCTTGAGATAGATCCCGTAAATCTTCGTGGTGCCGATTCCGACGCCGAGCCCATCGTCCGCCGTGAGCAGGAGTTCGGCCGAGATCGGGGTGAACCGCAGATCGGGATTACCCTTCTGCGTCGCGAGCCAAAGCTTCAGATCGCGAAACGCTTTCTGAGCCAGGGGCGACGCACCGGGAACCGCCGCGGTTCCACCTGCGAGTGCGGAATTGACACGTTGCCAAACTTTGTTCGCGTTTTCGAGAGCGGCCATTGCAGCAAGATCAGCCATTGGAATACCTCGCCCGTAGTGACTTACCCGGTGATGACGATCGCCGGCTGAGTACTGGCGGTACGACTAGAGGGGACTGAATTTGTCACCGCGACATTCTTTGCCGTGTGATTGCGCTGTCCCGTTCGCGCCTGATACGACCGATAGGCGTCACCCGCCCGATGGTCGATGTCGTCGAGTAGTTGTTTCCGTTTTGCGACCTGTACGGCTTCTTCCTGTTCCTCGACACGTTTGATGAAGGCGTCGACGCCGCCGTTGGCCCACATATCCCGCATCCGGAGATCGGCGAAAATCATGTCCGCGCCCGACCAGCCGGTGTGAAAGTTTCCAACGATGGTGTCCACGGCAACAAGATTCAAGGACGTTAGTAAATCGCCATCGCTGTACTTGACCCGCTTATGGTTCTTCAACGCGGACGCCTTCAGGTTCTCGACGATCATCGGGACTCTCAGTGACCGTTCCCGTCGACGCGCCAGGAGGTACTTACGGCCGGTTCGAGCCGGCACGACTACGAGCGCGACATCCAGATCCCACAAGCGCGTCAAAAACCACTGAGGCGGCTTCGGGAGGTTGTAGCGATTGATGTCCGGAATCCAATTCCCGGTCATGCTCGCGGTGTCAAGGGACGGAGGGACCATCGGCCTACTCACGTTCCGGCCAGTGCCAGGTACGCGACTCTGGTTGCAGTACATCGCTGTACATCACCGTCAGCACTGTGTAGGGAATGACGACCACACCATTGAACCCGCTGGCGAACACCTGGAGATTCACGGCGACATCAGACCAGACATGGACGACGATCGCGGCAAGATGAACCGTCCCGTCCACGTAATGAACGATTCGCCCGATAGAAGGCTTTTGCGTGTCCATTATTCAACGTTCCTTGACGTGTCGAACTCGCTGCCGGACCCGACTTCGACTTGAGCCTCGTAGTTCGAGTACGGGGTCCGCTTCAGGAGCTTCCGTGCTTCCATCGGCTCGCCGTGAAACGATCCATCGCGGTCGACCACTTCGAGCGCCAGCGCCGCTTTAGCGAGTACCTCCATCGGGATCGGCGTGATCGGGTAGTTCTTCGAGCCTTCGACGCCGACGAGTGAAATGAACTTCCGCGGGTCGATCGGATGTTTGGAACCCATCAGCGGGTTTTGCTTGATCGCGTACGGAACGGCCACTTTCGGGAGCACGTTCGGTCCCGGTTTCAGATCGATGTCTTCGCCGTCGTAGCGGACGCTGATCTTCCGCTCGAAGGCCCCCGCACCAATCGTGCGATTGTGAACGATGACCGATTCCTTGAAATGCCCTAGAACACCCATTAGTTTTTTCCTCCCCCAAAAAGACGCTGAAAACTTGCTGCCGCGTTCTGCATCGCCGGCATGGCCCCTGGTGCAGTTGGTTTTTGCAACCGCGGATCGACGACCCCCGATTCATTCGGAAGTTCGATGTCGGTTGTCCTTGCACCAGGACCGCCGAGCCCGATCAGGCTGGCGATCTTCGACAACAGTTGTTGTACGGCGTACGAACTGTTGCTGTCGGGCATGAACGGTAACTCCTCAAGCGAAAAATTTGCACGAGGACAGGCTTGGGTATTCCCTGTCCCCGTGACTCACTCTTACAGCTCAGGTACGACGACCAACGTTTGCCCTGTTACCCCGTCCCAACGGGCGCACACGGCCGGATTGCCGATGAAGTTCTCTTTCCGCGCGAACCACCACGCCTCGAACGCGTGACGAGCGGAATCACCGACACCGTCGCGAACCAGGATCGAGCCGTCCTCGTCGACGAACCGTCCGGGCTCCGCGACGTACTGCTTTGCACTCATGCGGTTCTCGTCGAGGAAGTACACCTGATCGAGTCCGAGGGTCCGGATCGGCGTGACAGGAACTTCGCCCATCGACACGTCGCCGCCCGGTTTCTTGAACGCAACGGTTCCAGGATCGCTCTGTTTTCTGTCGCTTGATGCGGGTGCGTAGCGCCGATCCGCTTCCGTCAGCTTCAGGAACTCACGACGCACCGAAGGGTGCATGAGCAACCGAGTCACTTCGCCGCCGAGCTTCTGGTACAGCACGTCCGCGGTCCGTTGCATGGCATCCGTGGCGAGCGCACCAGCGGAACTGACCACGTAGGACTTGTACGACGGAGCCAGCGACCGCTGAATCTCGAAGTACGTCGCCCAGTTGGTTCCGTCGTCGATCAGCGAGGGGAGCCCGTGATACGCCTTGTTGTAGGCGGTATCGAGGGTATCGGTGACTGATCCATTCGCCGCCTGCACGAGATAGTCGTTGTCCGCCCAATCGGTATCCGTGACCGCTGCGGCCGTGTAGTCGGTCCCGTCCTCGTTGACGTCGACAACCTTGGAGATGCCCGCGCGAATCGTCCCCGACGCCGGGTTGATCGCGGCGAGGAACATGCCCTTCTGTAAGAACCGATTGCCGAAGGACGAGCCGGCGATGTTGCCGGGGGAGTCGACTTCGATCGTGGTGGACGACGTACCGGGATCGCCCTGAAGCAGACAGAAGACGCCTTTACCATCGGTCGACAGCGCGAACTCTTCGCGTTTCGCAATGTCATCGATGATGCGGGTCATTTCGTCTTTCTTCGACGACTTCCACGACGCTTCGGACGACACGCTGTCATCCATCGCTTCCTGCGTGAGCCTCAACCGCGCCATCATCTTGCGGACGTTGACCGTCCCGTTGATGTGCCGCTGAGCACCCGCACCCGCGAATGCGCCGTCTTCCGACACGAACATCGGCGACGGGTTCCGTCCAACGTGCGCCTCGAACGTGTGCCCCTTGCCGCCCTTGTAGTCGACCTTCGTCGGCTTGAAAATGTCCTGCAACGGATTCGAGTTGTTGACACCCTCCGCGATGCCTTCCTCGAAGACATCCTTGTAGAGCCCGAACACCGCGGTCGAGTCCGCGCCGACGTGCAGATACCCGTCAGGGCTCTGCGTCAACACGAACGGGATAAGAGAAAAGCCTTTCATCGGTCTGTCCTGTTCTTTACTGACCGAACTGCACGCCGCGTTCTTTCGCCAGTTTCGCGGCGTAGTCGAGTCGGTCATCGAGAGAAGCGAACTTCTCCGGACGCTGAACGGTCGTGACTTGTGTTCGACCCTGTGAGTTCGGCGTCGGTCGGGTTCGCGGGATTTGCAAACTGGTTGCGGTTCGGCGCGCGGGTTCCACCCAGCGTTTCGTGTAGGCCGTGGCGAACTCTTTCAGCAAGGTCGCATCACCCTCTTCGTAGCGAGTGATCGTCGCGGACTCTTCGCCATTGCTAGCTTGGAGTTCTTGACCGGCCTTCGACTTCAACCATTTCGTGAAGCTGTCTTTCAGATCGCTTTGCGCGTCTGCGTCCAGCTTCTCGACGCCCATCGCCTCCGCGACGTCGGCGTACACGGTTGCCATCTGCTGATTCCCGTGTCGCTGCCATTGACGCAGTTCGTTCTGCGTCGCACGGTGCGCGGCATCGGGGGTTCTCGTCAGTGCCTCGATCTGTTCCGCGGACATTGAGAGCAACGGCTTCAAGTGCGGGAACAGTTGCTCGAACGCAGCCTTGACTTCCTGCGACTTCATCGCCTGGGGGTCTTGCGGATTGACGCCGGCTAGGGCGGCAACTTGCGCTTTGGCTGCGGCGAGTTCTGCGGTGAGTGTCGTCGCGCGCTGTTCCGCCGTGGTACGGGCGGTCGATACTTCATTCAAACGGTGCGGGGGAATCCACTTCGAGCGGTCCTCCTGGTACGTAAACCCGGTTGCTGCCGCGCCGGTCCGTGCTGTACCTGGATCGCCTGCTGCGGGTGAACCCGGCGTACCGGGGACTGCGGCGACGGCGGGCGATCCGGGGGTACCTGCCGCTGCGGGTGCTCCGGGTGCTGCCGTGCCGGGATTCGCGGGATCCTCGAAATAATAGCCGGACCATCCGGACGTGATTGCTTCGTGGAACCAACGAGAATTTCTGCTGAGAGTCATAAGGTACCTTTTTTAGCGCGGGTTAGGTCCGCGAACCAATGACGTGGAACGAAACTTGCATACGAGAGATATTGGCACGAGACTTGCCTCGGTGTCAACAGTGAATCATTCACTGATTCACTACACACCCCGAAAATCTACTTACTGTTGTGGTTGTTGCGGATTCGCGGCAGCTGTCCCGCCCGCGTTGGCGTTCGAATTCCGCATCGCCGAACCTCTACCAGCACCGCCCTGTGCTTCAGGTGGAGCACCCGGCTTCCCGCCTGCTTTTCCTGGAGCGGATCCTGTATTCCCTTGTCCGGGTTGACCTTGCGGTGCTGTCGGGACCATGATCCCGTCCGCGTCGATGATGCCCATCTGCACTTGAGCTAGGGCAAGGTCGATTGACAACAGGTACGCGTCGACTAGCCCTTCCGCAGCCGGGGACTTGGCGAACACCTGACGTCCGCGGTCACTGAGCGCCCACTTGATCAGTTCCTTGCGATGAATCGCCGGGTTGTACCAGCGTTTGTACATGAGCGGAGGTTTCCCGAGTGTCGCCGCTTCCTGAATCGCGGCCGGGTCGTTCATGAACTTCTCGAACTTGTCCATGTTCATCCAGGCTTCCTGTACTTGCGCGTCGATCTCTGGCAGTAATTCGGATTCACCGAACTTCTCGAAAATTTTCCGCTTCTGATCTTCGTCGGTCGGATCGATCAGGCCCAGTGTGTTCAAGTGATCGATGTTCGCGCGCTCGCCGAGATTTGTTTTCGGCGTCGACGTCCCGTCTTCAATCAGGATCTCAATGGAGCCTTTCAGATCAGCTTTCTTGAACGTGTCGAACGCCCAACCTTTGTTCGGCATCATGCGCGCACGGATTCGTGTCTCTTCGCCGAACTCCTGTTCAATCGACAACGCATCGCCCGCCCAACCGCGATGAGCAGCCGCACGTTCCTTGAACGCGGACGCGTGTTTCGCTTGACCACGTTCGAGGAGGAGATTCAACGCCGCGTACGCTTCGACGCCAGCCGGTTTCTGGCCTTTCAAGATGTCGTACGTGCCCATGAGATCCTGAGCCTCGTCCTTGATGATCTGCCGGTACTGAAACACCGAGGAATTGATCCCTTCGCCGGGGATGCGTTCCGGTTTCGCGTTGCCACCCGCAACCAGCGGATTCCACTTCACGACTAATCCGGGTTCACCCGTGAACTTCTCAACCTCCGCGCCTTTCGGCTCCAGCCAGACCGGGTTCGCCATACGGCCGATAATCATCAGCATGTGAGAATCGAGTTGATTGAGTTGATCCTGTTTCCCGACCGCGGGATCGATCATCGCGGAGCCGAGCGGACGCCCGCCGACGTGTTCGTATCGAGCATGATGAAACGTGAACAGCGGATTCCCGTCACCCGAGTGGTACGGCAACGGTCCCGGCAACGATTCTTTTTCGGAATGAATGACGATCGGGTTTTGATCGCCGGCGAACCGGATGACCTGACCATCCGGGAATTCGTCGCATGGTTTGATCCACACGTCGTACTCAACGACGCCGTCACTTTCGGTATTCGACCCGCCCGAGCCGAAGAACGGCGCGGACACACCGAGATCGTTTTGGAACGGCAGCGACTTGAAAATCTGCATCGTCCGTTCCGCGGGTGTCTTCGACCAGGGGATTCGATTCACGTACTGGGAGAGTTCGGCATCCTGTTCGTAATAGCTTTTGTCTCTCCACCGCATCCGGATCGTGTACGGAGCCAGATCGTAGCGTTCGTACACGAGCGGGAACGCAATCTCGAACGGCGACAACGCCATCGTCATCCCCTTCGGCAACGGACGGCGTTCAACCATCGGCGATCCATCGGGATTCATCGCCGGCATGAATGCGTTCGCGCCACACGACGGACACTTCTGACCCGCATCCTTGATCTCGACTTCGGAGTACGTTTGCTGACACTTGACGCACGTCTCGTGACGAATCGTCAGCATCCCGTTTTTGCGATCGTGGTTGACTGCGGTATGCAGCCACATATTCCCCGTGACGAGCAACCAGAAATCGCCTTCGTTGTAGACCGAATCCATCTGGTGTTCGCCGTAGAGGATCGGCAAGTAGTCATCCGACACGCCGGCTGTGACGACGTTCTTGTTGTCTTCACCAACAGGTCGAGCCGTCGCCCCGTAGTTGATCGCGGCAAAGTTCGAGCGGACGGTTTGGACGCCGTCCTTGAGAATGTTCGTGACTGGGCGGGGGATCCAGCGGGCCAGTCGTTTGTCCTGCCACTGACCGCGCTTGCTGTCGAAGTAGATCCACTGACGATTGAGGATGTAAAACACGTTCCGCATCCACTGACGTTCGTAGACCCAACGCTGATCGAAGCTCTCCCGCTTCCAGCGCGTGAACATGTCGAGCAGCTGCGGATCTTGATACGTCGGTGCGTTTTGCAGGAGTGTCGGCCCTGTGCCGCCCGGAACCGGAGTTCCAGGAGTGGTACTGATCGGAGGAGGTTTCAACGGAAACATGTATGTACCCTCTAACTATTTGAGGCTTTCAGGCATTCCAAGGACCAGATGTCCTTCTTCGTCGTGCGCGAGCCCGAACTTCTTTGCCGCGTCGTCGCCGACATCTTCAAACGTCGGCATCGATCCGAACTCCGGAGGCGCGGACATGGTCCCTGGACGGGCTATCACGATCTCCGGAACGCTGACGGCGATCCCTCGCGCAACCAACAGCGATGCCTTTTCTTTTTCGAGCGCGTTGATCCGGTGACGCATCCAGTCGATCGTGATGTCGTCCTTCGCCTTCTGCGTGACTTTCTCGATCAGGACCGCACCCGCGACACCGTCCTTGATCCTGAAATCGATAATGTCCGATCGAAGTCGCGACATTTCATCCTTCTGTTCGTGAATAATGTTGTCGAGTACCTTCGCGTGTGCTTTGCTGATCCACATACCATCCCCCTTACGCGTATTGATAGAAATTGTCCTGCGTGCCGATCGCGCCCTCCGCGACTCCGTAGAAGTTCCCGGTCGGGTATTCGTCGTTCGCGGGCGTCAGATCCCGGTTGTTGTGTTCGTTGTCGTGGAACTTCCGCAGCTTTTCGAGTTCCCACTTCGTTTTTTCGTCCATGCCGGCGAGACTGCGGGACAGGACCGCGTCGGGGATCTTCGGCAATGACGGCCACGTCATCAACCCGTACCGAACGCAGTCGGGTAGTTCGTCTTTCAGCTTGAAAACTTTTTCCTTCTCGTTCTTCTCACCGTCTTTCCCGGTGTTTCGCGGCGAAAACCGCAACTGCTTCATCTGATCGAAGGTGCGACGAGCCGGATACGCGATCTTCAGCTGACCGGTATAGAGCCACGACAGGACACGCTGAATGCCGGCCATCTGATCGTTTTCCGCGGGTGCGACGAGAATCGAATGCGCGGCAAATTCGAGCCGAAGTTGGGCCTCGTTCTTGTTCGCACACCAGAGCGTCTCGGCCGGAGGTTGAAATTGTGTCCTAATGGCGATCAAGTGCGCACTGACCGCCCGCTGACGCTCCAAGTAATCCGCAACGACGACGATTCCTTTTTCCGTGACGACCATCTTCGTCGCGCCGAACGGATGGTCCGCGCCCGAGTCGAGCGGGATGATCACCCGCTTGCTCGCGTCCAAGTGCGGCCACTCCGGAATAAAGTCCTTGATCGCGTCGTCGTCGGTCAGGTACGCGTTGTCGATCCACTCGCCGTACACCGACCCGGTGAAGTTCTCCCGTTCGCCTTCGTACTCCTGCCGGAACAGCTGCGGAGGCATGGTCAGCCGCGCTTCTTCAACCTCACTCGCCCGGAAGATCGCAATGTACGGGTTGTCGATCGTCCGCCACTTCGCCGCCCAGAAGCCGGGTTTTTTATCGACGAGCGCAGGTTTTTCGATGCGTTCGTACGTCCAGTCGAACCCGTCTACGGAGGAAGTAAAGAACGCAGCGCCGCCAAAGTCGGTAAGAGCCGGCCGCAGGTAATCCCACGCCAATTCAGCGACGAACGCAGCTTCATCAATCCATACCCAATGCAGACCGACACCAGCATGTCCGCGGTCCGGATCGTCGAGTGAACGAAATTGGACGACGGCACCATTGACAAGGGTCAACTCCAAATGTTCTTGATCCCAGGACGCGCACCACTCGCGCGGGATCAGTTTCAGGAATGCCGGCATCGTGGCGTCGTGGAGAATCTTGTAGGACGGGCCGCAGATCCAGCCCAGGGTGTTCGGGACTAGGACTTCCTCACGAGCGGCATGGGCACCGACGATTGACTTGCCGCCGCGACGTCCGGCGAAGGCTCCGAGCCGGCGGTACACCCGGTCCGCATTGCTGTCGGCTCGGCCACATTTCGGGCAACGGAACATCCCATCGCTTCCGCAGTACCCGATCACTTTGCAGCACGAGGCAAACCGCATCCGACGCGCCTTCAAGAACTCCTGCTGGTACGGACTGTAAAGAAGCGGCTTATTGACTTCTAATCCGATTTGAGGCGGAAGGCGCTTAGACACTGTGCGCCTCCACGTATGAAGCTAATGCACGAATCCTCAATGGATCATCACTGAGCATCCCAAGCGCACGATTACAACTAGTACAAAGAAGTCCACGCACTTTGTTTGTCGTATGATCGTGATCGACACCCAATTCACGTACTTTTCCCAGTCGTGGATCGATTATTGTTTCTGGCCTACGACACACCGAACATAACCCACCACATTCTCTGAACAATCGTTCATAGTCTTCTAAAGTGATCCCGTACAGTTTCTTCAACTGAACAGAGCGATAGTACGTCGGGTGTGTATTCTTAAATCCTATCCGCCATTGTTTTTGACGCACTTTTAGCGAGACGGGACTTTTGTTACCACGTCCGCCGCACCAATCGCCGTTCAGTTTCGTTCGTTTGCTCATTACTCGCTCAAGAGCGCCGCCGCGCGGTATACATCGCGCCAATTCAGCAGGACCGCGATGACGAAGTCTTCCTTGTAGAGCGACAGGTACCTCGCGTGTTCCCGGAGTCCGTCATGCGCCGCCAGTGCGGCAACCGTTTCCGCAAACGCTTCCGCCTGTCCACGATTAGCCCAGTACGGCGCGAGAATGTGTCCGCCTTCGTGAAGAAGCACGCTGTACCGGCCGTTCCAGGACAGATCCGAATCGACGACGATGATGTGTCCGTCGAAACTGGTGAGCCCGTACGCTTGCTGTTCATTGAATTGCAGGTTCGGCGCATACTCGATCGTCCAGCCGAGCGCCCCGAGCCGGTACTGAAGTCGCAGGACGTCCCAGTACTTCTCGTTCCCGGTGTCGACGCGGGTGTGAGATGGGGTCATCGCGAACGTTTCAACTCCGAGGACCGCCAGTCTCCACGGTGCGTGTGACAGGATGAAGGCGACCAGGATTGCCAGAATGATTTTCATTTGCGTTCTCGATGCAGCACGGATGTCCGCGCGGCCGTGGCAACCTGATTCGCTAATACACGGGATCGGTGCAAACCCTTCTCACACCCGATCGCGACCGTTTCACCTGGGTGACTCGTGACGTAGTCCTGAATTTCCGCCCGTTTCGCGGCGAACTCAGGACTGTTCGTGTCGTGTGTCAATGTCCGGACGTCGAACGTCTTGTGCGCGCGGACGATCGGACCATGCTTGTAGCCGAAGGACTGAATCACGTTGCCTCCACTTCGGTAAACGTCGACATTTTCCAGACACCGAGGATCGTGCGCGAGACGATGATGAACCCGAGTCGCCGATCGTGGTCGTCGTACACTTCGACCGCTTCCGTCAATGTCCTCCCGGTACCCTGCATCTTGATCGGGCGGAACGACGGGTGACGATCTTGATCGTCATCTACTGCTGACATACCACCTCGATCGACTGCGTCACACGAGTGATCGATCGTGTCGCCGTCATCACCGTACAACTGACGATGTGCGCGTCGCAGGGGATGTGCGAAAAGGTCAGTTCCGTCGTCACGGGTCCGTACGCGCCGTCGATCGGCCGTTCCGAATACACGTAGTCTTCGATCGCCATCTGCAACCGGCGATTGTCGGCCTTGAGCGGTACCCGACACATGACGTGGATACTGTCCCCCTCCATGAGGACAGTCGGTGTCACGCGGATCGATAGCTTCAAGTCCGCCAGGAGCATCAGGAGCACGATCAGGAAAGGCATGACTCATTCCTGACTCCGGTACGTGCGCCAGGGACGCCAGCCGCCCAGACGGACGCCGGCATAGATCACATGACGGGTCGTCCAGCCGCACCCGAGTACCTCCATGCCTTCCCGGAGCGTACGATCCGCTTCACCGCGATCACAGAGTCGGGTTCCGGTCGGTGTAAGGACCGTGCGGTACTGATACATCCAGTCATGGACAACCGCCGCTTTACCGTACGGTCCGGCCGGAGGAAAGATGTTCCAGAGCCCGCGCGGGATCGACGCGAAGTCCGTCTCGAAGCCGATCGGGATGATGATCGATTCTTCGCCATCTTCCGCACCCAGACGGTACTCGAACGGCGACAGGACAGCCCAGTGTTTGCCGTCGATGAATTGCAGTTGCAGCGGAGTGAGAAAGCCGGCCATTAGGTACCTCCGTCGTTGTCGACGATCTCGGCTTCGATTGCGGGAGTCCCGCCGACACTGCCAGGACGAATCTGGATCGGTGACAGCGCGGCGATCCCTTGTGGAAGATCGACCTGCACCCGCAACGCGAAACCGACACCCACCTGTCCGTCGACCTTGACCGCTGCGTGATTCTTGAAGATCCCGACACCCTTCGCGGCTTCGATCGTCACGTCCTTGTCGCGGGAGTCGAGGAACTCGTTGACGTTCCGGACGACGCGTTCGGGAATCGTGAGTTCGATCTGGTCTTCAACGTCGAGCTTCGTCGGATTCAGCCATCCCTTCGCGTGCGCGCGCTTCATGTAGGTCTGAATCGTGTCTTTCGGGACGTTGATTGTGTCGCTGATCGCTTGCAGCTTCAGTCCTTGAGCCTTCAACGCCAAGTACGCCATCGCGACCTTGTAGACCCTGGAGTCTTTCGGCGGCTTCAGGTGTCGAGCCCGGATCGTGGGGACTGAGGAGGGACCGGTACCCGTGGGCGCGAGGACCGTGATCGCCGGAGTAGCAGGCGAAGGAGACACGTCTGCAGATCCGCGGGAGGATGGCGCGGTCGGCGACAGGTTCTCAGCGACAGGCACGGGGGGGATCCCTCCTCAGTCAGTGAATCATTGACTGAGTGGTACGGTATTTGCAAGCGAAATCGCTACCTCATGCACACGATCAACCTGTCCGATATCGTGAAACAGCTACTTGACCAAGGGTTCCAGCCGCGGGACGTCCGGTTGCAGCTGGCGAATCGGGGTATCAAATGGAACTACGGGTATTCCAGGTACCTGGGACCGGCCAGCGGGCGATCGATACCTGTTGTCGGCCCGAAGGAACGCGCGCGGAACCTGCGGCGGGTCGGGCTCAAGGCGTGCCGGACGTGCGGTCAGGGGTACCCGATCGCTGTCGCAGGCTTCCTGTGCTCGAACTGCCTGATCGAGAAATGGTCGCCGACGCCGGGACTACCCAAAACCTTATAGTTTCGGCCCGGTACTGATTCCCAAACAATCCGTACCCATCAATCTCGCCAATGAATCCGGGCCTATACTTGATCAACCATACTGATTTTCCCTCTCTTATCTTATTGAGCAATGTGTACGGATTAACCGCCGACCCGGCCTTTATCTGTATGGTAAAACCCGTAAGTCCTTTAGAACGCCGTCAGTAAAAGCAAACAGATTGTGCAAGGACGGTAAGGTAATCTGTATGGTGAAATTCTGTACTAACATGAGTCAAAGTGCTCAGACGATAGGTTCAAGGCACTATCGGTACTGATCAACGATAGGGTCCAGCCTATCGCCAACCCCTAAACCTTACAGTTTCACCGCTGAGCTAACGATACAGAAAAATTTCGTGCAGTGACCGCGGCCTTCTGGTACCTGATCGCTCACGGCTGAGGTAGTTTGAGGGGAAATTTAGTGAAGCGACCGCAGCCTGCCCCTGGCCCATGATCCTGGCGCGGGGTGCCTACCCTACCCGTCGTTGGTTCGGACCGAACCCAGTACAGTCCACCTATCTATCTCTATTCATTACAGTTATACGTACACTGTGTACGTACTGTGCCTTGTTTGGGTACTGATCAGTGATGCTGTGCTAGGTGTGTAAGTGTGACAGTGTAACGTTCACTGTGTGCGGGAATGGCACGCGTGGGCCGTCCCAGGTGTGTCACTGAGCGTCACTGAGCCTGTTCTAGGGGACTTGTTCGACTGTGCGGCTACTTGAACGGGTATTAGACTAGCTGAGCGGGTAAAGGAAGGGACGTACTGATCAACGGGTATTGATCAAGTACGTCTTAGAAGGTGGGAGGATTAACCGGGTACTGATCAGCGATCGACGACGGCTGGAAGTCCTTTCGAGCCGGTACTGAGCCCGGTACGCGATCGGTGAACGTTGATCGATTCCCCAGCTTGACGTCCGGCTTCGTTGACGTTGGGCGACTCAGTTCGTACCTTCTCCTCGCGCAACCATTCAACGGTCGACAACGATACCCGGTACCGTGTTTCCCCAACGATCGCCTGTAGTTGCCGCGGGTAGACAAAGATGGATCGGCCGACGATGGCAAACGCTCGAATCTCCTCCGGGCTCAGTAGCGGTACCTCCTCCTCCTCGATGATCGCTTCCGGTAGTTCCTGGTACCAGCTACCCGGTACCAGCTTCGGCGCGTACAGGGCTTTCAAGTGATCGATCGCGTCCGGTCTATCCGCCTTCAGAATCGCGATCGTGTGGGTGACAAGGTCGCTATCGTGCAACATTATGTATTGTCCTTAATGACACGTTTAGCCTCGCTGAGCGTCGCGCACACGCCGAGGTACTGGTTGCCGGTAAAGGTACGGATGGAGACGTGGTACGGGTACAGACCGATCGTCGGTTCGAGCCACTCCACAATGCCGCGATTGACGATCGTGAAACTCCGACGTTTACGTGGCATGGGCCTCGCGCGTTTTGGATTGCTGTAGTGTTGGCTCATGTGTCTCTTATCCTCTAGAACCGAATGTCTACGGCGGTACCTGACGGTGGACGCGAGATCGGCGCGGGTATCAGTCGCGCCATTGGTCCGTGATTCGGTCTGTCGGTACCCGCGGCGATCACTACGGGAGTTGCGCGATCGGGTTTCGGCCGATCGACTTCGAGCCATTTGATCGCATCGAGAATCTGACGTCTGGTATGACTGAGCGTATCGACGACGGACGGACTGAGATCGTGTCCGCTGACCGCGATCGGGTACATGTGATCGGCCAGCTGAAGATCCTCTAGGCTCAGTGTCGCCGTGATGCCGGTACGAACGACGAACCCGAGAACCCGCAAGCCGTACCCCTGGAGAGACTCCCCAGGGGTACCAGGTTCAAGGACGGGCAATGCACGAACCGCGGTCACAATCTCCCCGCCTTGAAGCGTGTACGTGATGGATTGTGCGTCGCGTGCGGCGGACGTATCGACAGCGACGATACGCCCGTCTGGAAGTACGTAGGGTGTAGTGGTCACTATGCCGTCACCAGTTGACGCGCACCGCGGGCCAGTACCTTTGCCGCTAACTGGTCAAGCTCAAGCCGATCGTTTTGGTACCCGCTCTCCTGGGACAACCGCGTTGCCCCTTGCGCCAGTCCCCAGAACGATCGTGGACTTGCCGACTCCTTCTCCACGCAGAGCCGGTACGAACCTTCCGCCTGCTCCTTCGAGAATCCGATCGCGCGCAATTCATCGATCACAGCTTTTTCAGACGATGCCAATTCGCGATCGATCAACATGCGGATAATCGCGTCATCCTTCGCGGCGGATGCGTTCGCCCAAGTGTGCGCGATGTTCGCGATCTCCCGCGTGACGTCGCGTTGCACCGATGATCCAACGTGCCGACGTCGGAAACTCTTGTCGATCACTGCGTCCCAAATAATGTGATTGCCGCAGATGTACCGGAAGAGAATCCGCTGAATCGAGACGGCAGCTGCGCCCACTTCGGAATTGCGAACCATGATTCCGCGGTACATTCCGCCCGGATCTACGTTCGATGTTCCTGGGGGAGTCGGGCTTTGTGCGTCGCGCAGACTCGGATCGTTGACGATCGATCCACCGTTGACGAGAATCAGGAAGCTATCCCGATCGCCGCGGTACGCGCCGGCCGGCTCACCGGTCCATGTTGGCGGCGTCGTCCACCGTGAATCGTGCTGCATGATCGTGTTTTTCACGTCGTCGTACAGTGACCCATCCCAGAGCCGTGAGTAGCTGTCAGAGGTACAGGCACGGATCATCGGGAGCGGGTTTCCGTTCGGCGCTTTCACCAGCATCGACACCGCGGTACCGTTGGGCGCGTGGTCGATACCGTAGTTCAACGCGTCGGATGCAATCTGCGGCGATAGCGATCGCACGTACTCTGCGGGCGCTCGCAAGGTCCGGCACAGCTGTGAGTACGCCCAGTGTGAGAACAGCGCGAGTCCTTTCGGACCTTGCACGGCGACCGTTGAATCACTGCCGGGTACCGCCATTGGTACCAGTGTCAGATCGCGGAGGTTGTAGTTGACTTCCTTCGAGCCGTCTCGGTCCGCCTGAGCCGACGTCACAAGGTCCGCAACGCTGGCAAACCGTTCATCGGCCGGCCGTTTCGCGTATTCCCGCGACGCTTGCATGAGGTTCATGGTTCAGTGTCCTTTCAATGCGTGTGTTTACGCTTCCCGCCAGATGCGTTTGATCGTAGCTGGTGTGTCTGTGACGACTGCTCGAAGTACGTCGCGTTCCTGTTCGATCGTGAGTGGCCGTGAATCGAGATTGAACGAAACCCATTCACCGTCATGGTCGAAGATCGTCAAGTACCGTCGTCCTGCGACGTTTTCGTATTTTGCTGTCAAGTGAGCCATCAGTGTCCTTTCAGTCGGGAGAATTCCCGTACCTCTGGTAGAGCAAGTAATACGCCAAAAGTAAGTCCCCGTATTTCCTGGGGAATTAGATCGGCCTGTCTGACTTGTTCACTGAATCACTGACAAGTATTCACGTCCTAGCCGGACATCCTGACAATGAGTAGCAAAAACACCCGTAATTTCGCATGTTCCGTTCTGGTACACTTTCCGCATGTTCTATTTCGGACCATGATCCTACCTGCACGCCTCCCGAACCAACTACCCGGACATCCTCAATCTGGGATCATCAGTGAATCATTGGCACGACGTTTGCACTGACGGGTCAGCCGGCGCACATTGCGAGGATCAACGTCAAGACGACGTACTCACGTAAATCGGTTAGACGCGCGGGTACACCCAATAAATCGGTTAGACGGGCGCGCGCAGGTCTTGTTAGCGATGGATGGCTGTCTGACTCAAAGGGAGACGACCTGATGACTGAATCACCAACGCCGGAACGACGAGGGTTTGCGTCCCTGACGCCAAAGCGCCGCTCCGAGATCGCGGCTAAGGGCGGACGAGCGGCACATGCGGCCGGCACCGCGCACCGCTGGAAGGCGGGGAAGGAAGCTGAAACGGCAGGTCGAAAAGGCGGACGAATCAGCCGCGGGGGACGCGGAAAAATGATCCCCCTGACGGCAGATGGATCAGCGGCCGCGACCAACGGTCCGGACGTCCGGTTCTAAGGTCGCGTCTCAGCCGGCAGTCGCAAAGAACCAGAATGCAGAACCCCTTGCTTGCGGAGATCGACCAGAATGTTGCTGATGGTGCTGGGTTGCAGCCCGGTACCTTCAACAAGCCGGTCCATCGTGACATCGCGTTTCCCGTGCAGGTACTCGACGATCTTCAAGGTCGCGGGTGTCGGTCGGTTCAAATTCAACGCCCGACCATCCTTGACGACGAGGGAATACGTGGTCCGCGCTGGGAGTTTCCGTGCGCGAGGTTCAGGCGAGACAGGGATAGTCGTCACCACAGGCCGATGATCCTTCGGAGCGGTGATCGCGCGCCTGGAGGCATCCTCGCTCGCTGGGATTCCGTCCTGTGCCGTGTCTTGTCGCTCCTCCCGGTACATTGTGAGTACGGCTTCAATCAGATTCAACGCTGTTTCCGCGTCCAGCGAGCCTCCCGACCACAGCATGTGTTTCATGATCGTTGTTCTCCTTGACTCGATTGAAATATGTCCATGTGTTTCTAGCGGCGGGGAGTGTAACCGAACTTGTGGAGCTAGGTCAAACCATGACACGAATTGTCACGTACCTGACAAAGAATGACTCAATGATCGAGGACTTGATCCGCTGTCCGCGCCCGTCAAGCGCATGGCCGAGGGTACTCATCGTTGGACCTGACGGACACGCACGACGAGACAAAGTGATCGCGGCTCGCCTGGGCGTCGGATTCATTCGGTCAGACGGGGGTACCCCCGATACGGATTCTTTTGACGGGATCATCCGTGGTGAAAACTGAAGATTCATTGATGATTCCACAACGGTGTACCGATTGCAGTGCAGCCGGCGAGCACGACAATTCGTATGTTCGACTCAGTACAAGGAAAACCGTATGGCGAACGTGAAGGCTCATGTTGAATGAACTACGAGGACATCCTTGCGCGACAGCCGGACAGCACGACAGCCGGGGATCGCAGTGCGGCGGGAAGTTTCGTCGAGTTCCTGTCGTTGCAGATCGAGACAGGCATCGGACACTTGAACGGCTCGCAGCAACGGTACATCTACAAGCTGCGAGCACGTTGGCAGGTTAGGACCGATGGAAAAGATGGTCGGTGGAACACACATGGTACCCGCGCCGGCCGGCCCTTCTCAAAGCGGACGCCGAAGCTGTCGAGTACCTACAAGCGTGAAGAAGATGATGATCCGTTGCTCGCGTCGATCCTCCGGAAGTACGGGACGCCGGTCCGGGGTGACGTATGAACTCCTGGCGCGACTTCCCATGCAAACTTTCTGGACGTCGGTACGCGAATCAACAACATCGCCGAATCTGGATTCAACATCATGGTCTGATTCCGCTTGGGATGTACATCTGTCATCACTGCGACGATGCACGGTGTTGGGAGATTCAACATCTATTTCTCGCTACACCGAAACAAAACACCGCAGATGCAATCAACAAAGGACGTTTCAGATTTCATCCAGAGAATCTGACGCCTGGACTTCCACAACGCGGCGAACAACACGGCAATTCAAAACTGAAAACAGTCGATGTTTTGACGATACGAGCGACACCGTCTGTTTATGGCTCTGGACGACGTCTCGCGCGTCATTTCGGGATTACACCAGAAATGATCAGCCTTATCAGACATCGCAAAGTCTGGAGGCACGTATGAGCGGCTACACAGGTAAGTGGGATCCAGCCTCCTTCAACGTGCCTCCGGAACTGGGCAAGGGCAAATCACAACGCTTTCAGGTCTACATTCAATCAGGTCACGATCGCGCGTTGAACATCATTGCGCGCTCGGGCATCTTTCCCTTCGAGCAACCCCAGGACGTCGCCCGCTGGTGTCTCTGGTTCGGATTGACCGAACTCGACCGGCTCGAACCGAAGTTGATCAACTCCGTCATGAAGCGCGTCAACATGATGATCTTCGCCAACCGCGAAGAGATCGAGCGCCAGAAGTTCCTCGAATGGATGGACACGTCCAAGCAGGCGATTCAGGGGCACTTGGGACGTGGGGATGAAGCGGAAGCACGGGAAATGGTCGCCAACAACTACAAACAGATCCTCGCGATGCCGGACGAACCCGACCGCGAACTGCGCTGGAAGATGAAGTACCTGAATCAACTGGAGAGCGACTGGAAAGCGTACATCCCGTACGAGGACAAGGACAAGGTCGCCGCATGAACCTGATCTGGAATGACGTCACGAGCTACCGACGAGACGAACTGAAGACGACACCCCGGACCTACAGTGTCGGGATCGGCGGGTACCTGCGACTGGTCGTCACGCGAGAACACATCTACTACCCTGGCGAGTGGATCATGCACTTGCATCCGTTGTTCGACTGTCAGCCGTTGAATCTGCCGTTGATAGCCGACACCGCCGTGGTACAGGAACGTGCTGTCCAGATCGCCCGTGATGCGCTGAACATCTGCCTGAAAGGGTTGCAGTGATCCAGTACATCGTCTGCCCTGGAATCCTTCCGAGTCGCACTGATGGCGTTCGGGTGTACGTGTCTGCGCCCGAACTGATACGGTTGTATCGAGTGAGTCCCGATGAATGCGTGATTTTAGAAGCCGGGGAGTCCCCAGAAGGATTAGGACTTGACAGTGCGCAGCTTGGGCGTATGGTTTACTTATTCCCGAACGCGCACGCACGGTACCAACTTCCTGGGGGAGAGCATCAGTGATCACGAACGACCAAACACACGACGCAATCACGATGACGGCGACCATTTCCGACCAGTTCTATGCACTGTGGGATGTGGACGGTCAATGGTACCTCTGGATTGTGTTCCTCCTCAGCGATGGCACGTCAATCGTCGAAAAGTACCTCGCGTGAGTCCCGTCCTGATCTACCACGCGGCGACCGGACAGTATGTGCAGTGCGTCGATGACTGGACGCTGTCGGACGATCGCGACGATGCGATGGAGTTCGAGCCCGAAGAAGCGGAAGAAATTCTGACGGAGTACAAGCGCGCGTCGTATGAACGATTCCGACGTCATCCTGTCGCAGACTGGCCGCTTCGGATCTACGTCGCCGGCTGGCGTGCGGTGACGAAGTGAAAGTCAACGCGCTCCCGACACCGATCGAACTCGGCTTCCCTGAAAAATTTACCCGCTTCTACGACGATCAGATCATTGCGATCGACCGCGTCATCAACAATCGTAAACGATTCTCCGCGCTGCCGGCTCCGACAGGGTCCGGGAAAACCTTGATCGGAATCACAGTTGCGCTCCTTCATCCGGAGGTTCGACGTGCACTTTACCTTACGAGTACCAAAGGACTCCAAGATCAGTCGGCCGCAGACTTTCGATCACTTGGCCTCACTGACTTACGCGGTCAGAGAAATTATCCGTGCCACGCGATCGAGCCTGGGGGACACCTTGATCGTTATCGCCGCGCCCGGTACGTCGTCGGGTGCGATGAAGGTCCGTGTCATTCGGGAGTCCGATGCGACTTCGCGCCGATTCGGGAAAAGGCAGGGATCCGGCCGGATTGTGCGTACTACGGATCCGTGTGGGATGCCCGGCGGGCTAGTCTGGTCTCGACCAACTACGCGATGTATTTCGCCAGTGAAGCCTTCGCCGAAGGGTTGGGTGTCTTCGATCTCCTCATTCTGGACGAAGCACACGACGCTGACAAAGAACTCGAAGCGTTCCTTACGATTGAAGTGACCAGCGAGGACGCGAAATACATCGGGTCGAAACTGCTGAAGGACACGAACCTGCAAGTGTGGAAGGACTGGGCGACGCAACAGAAAGGACCATTAGCGTCAAAGCTGGAAGTCAGGGCACTTCATCCACCGGATACCGCGGAAGGGGTGAAGGACACGAAGAGACTGAAACGAATCAAGGGATTGCTCGATCGGCTATCTGGGATCGCGGTCCATGATTGGATTCTCGATCTCAACCCAGTTCAGGCACGATTCGCCCCAATGCGGGTCAGTGCCTACGCGGAAAGTCACCTGTTCCGCGGGGTACCTCACGTCCTCCTGATGTCGGCGACCATGACGCCGAAAACGTTGGCACTCCTGGGCGTTGCCAAGGAAGACGCGATGTTCTGGGAATGCCCGTCCCGGTTCCCGGTCAGCCAGCGCCCGGTCATTTCGATCAACACATGGCCCAGTGTCCGGGTCGATCGTCACATGCACGAGAGCACAAAATCCCTCTGGTTGCAGCGGATCGATCGCATCGTCGGCCCGCGGGTCGAAGCGAAGTGGAACGGGATCATTCACACCGTCAGCTACGCCCGCATGAAGGATCTGATGGCCCTGTCCGAGTACCGGGACCGGTTCATTATCCACGATGCCGGCAACACACGGGAACAGATTCAGTGGTTCAAAGCGCACGCAGGGGAAGGATGGGTACTGGTGTCCCCGTCCGTCGTCACCGGGTACGATTTTCCTGATGACCAATGCCGGTTCCAGATCATCGCGAAGGTACCCCAGCCGGATATGAGCGGCCCGATCATGTCGATCCGTCACGAGCTTGACAAGGATTACAGCGGGTACCTGGGGATGCAGAAGTTGGTTCAAGCGTGCGGCCGGCCGGTGCGCGGGCCTGACGACTGGGCGGAAACCTTCATCGTCGATGACCATTTCGCCGACTGGTTCCTGAAGCGGTACGGGAAACACGCCCCGCGCTGGTTCAAGGACGCGATCCTCTACGTCGAACACATCCCGGCACCGCTCGAATTGATTGCGTAAGTTCTGACGCGGATCGCGTAAGTTCGTCCGATCGTGTAACGGATCAGTGAATCATTCACACTGAGGTTTCCCTTGTGTCTGTGTCCGACTCTCGTATTAGCTCTGCCGATGTGCCGATGGCCCTGATCCGGGTGCATGTCCTCGCCCGACGACTCCTGGACATCGAACGGTCCCTGTCCCGGCTCCCGCTCCATGCTTTAGTGACGCATGACGGGACGGACGTCAGTTCCACCGTTGTGGACGCCGTTATCGAGCTAGAACGCATCCGGTTAGTCCTGTCCACGTCTATTGGCACGGTTAGTGCTTAGTGATTCACTGAATCAACCTGACCCGTCAACCATCACCGAAGGAGTCACCGTGAGTACCAAACCGAAGTATGTCTCAATGGCGTCGGAGGACATGAAGGAGGGGTCCAACCTCTTCGACAACGTGGACGCCCGCATCAAGAACATTCAGTTCACGAAGGAACCGCCGTCCGACAGCTACACGACGGAGGGCAATCCGATCTTCTCGAACGTCACATTCCTGTTGGACGGTGACGGACCGGAAGCAGAACGGACGGTTAGTCAGTCCTACTCGCTCGGCGCACAGGCGGGTGACAACTTCACCATCGGCGACGACGGCTACGGACTCCTGCTCATCGAAGGCAAGGACGACGCGGCGATCCGGAAAGATTCCAAGTGGGGTACGTTCGTCGCCGTTCTGGAAACGTCCGGCGTGTCGAAGGCGATCACACAAGCCGGCGACATGGAAAAGCTGGTCGGACTCTACGGCCACTTCAAGCGGGTTGCCGACAAAGCACGGGACTTCGGCGAAGACGCACGGACGCGCCCCGGCCAGAAGAAGTCCAAGTTCCCGCCGTCCACGCTCGTCTGCGTGAAGTTGCTCGCGATGCCGGGAGAGAAGGTCAAGGATGCGCCGGCCACGAAGACAGCATCAGCACCAACGACAACCGCAACTGCGCCGGCCACGAACGGCAATACCACGTCAACGAGCGATCTCGACGGGGTGACTTCAGCCTACCTCGAAACCGTGCTCAAAGCGGCGAAGGGTCCAGTCCAGCGATCCAACCTGACGCTGTTGCTCTCCAGAGCGGCCGTCAAGGAGGCGAATCGTCAGGACATCGCGCGTCGGGGTGCGGACGAAGGGTTCCTCACGGAACTCGCGGGACTCGGGTTGATCGCGTATGACCCGGCCGCGAAGCCGCAAGTCGTTTCGCTCACAACGTCGTAGGTTCGAGTTGGGTGACGGGATCGGTTGACGGGTATTTAGTGCCTGTTGCGGATGCGAGCGCATCCGAGTCCACCTACTGAAGACCGTCACCCTTTTTTCCGGAGTGGGTACATGTATCGCCCGTCGTTGCTCGATCACATTCCGAAGACCCGACGCGGACACGGAGCCGCGCATTTTCACGGAGACAAGAAAGTCGAAGACACCGTCATGCACGTTCCTCAAACCTGTGTTCAGCCGACGTGTTCACTGATGCTGGGACGCGACAAGGAAGGCAAGCAGCGTGGGGAACTGCACAACGACCAGAAGGCGAACGCGGCCGACTGGAAGATCGCGCACGGGTTGTATTCGGTGAACAAACAAGGCGACGTCTACGCGCTGGACATCCCGTTCGAGGAGTGCTTTCGGTGACGATCATCGTCTACCTCTTGATCGTCTGGGTCATGTACGTGCTGATCGACACGCTGGTGAATCCGTCATGAAGGACAAGGTACTGACGGTCGTGATCTCGCTCGGCATTGCTGCCGCGATGGCGATCGTCCTCCTGGCCTTCAGCGTCGCCGCGTTGATTTGGGTGCGCGGATGAAGATCGAACGGATCGACGATCCGGACCTGATCGACCGACTCGCGCAATCGTCCGCGCCCAGGTCGGAAGGGCTCCACCTGTCGACGATCTACGGCGATCTCATGGGTCAGCTACAGCCGAAGCGATTCGACCGATCGAAGCCGTTCAACAAGGTGTCGATCGAATCCGGGCTCGTGTTCGAGAACATGCTGGAAAAGGGATTGGCCGAAAAGTTCGCGACGGTTCGACCAGGGGAACTCTGGTCCCCCGAGGGAATCATCATGACCCCGGACGGAGTGAATCCGCTCCTGGATGCCGGCGAAGAATACAAGTTCACGCGAATGTCAAGTCGGATCTACAAGTCGAACACGTCCCCGTACACCGACGAGTACGGGATGCCGAATCAGAAGTTTCTCCACTGGTTTCTCCAAATGAAGGGGTATGCGAAATGGCTGGATACGAGGAAATTCGTGCTGCGGGTACTGCACATCAACGGGGATTACGACCGGAAGAAGGAAAGCGGGCCGGAGTTCCTGAGTCACTTGGTCGAGTTCACACAGCCGGAGATCGACGAGAACTGGACGATGTTGACGAATCATGCACGAAACCGGGGCATGTTGCAGGCGGCATGAACACCGAGGATCGCGAACAGATGTTTCAGGCGGACATTGCGTACGCACAACAAGCGGCTGCGAAGGCAACAGAGGTACCTCTTCACGAATCGACGAGCGCGATCCGCTGGGCGAACGAGTTCATAGACAGCGTCCGCGCGAACCGGGTGTACCTCGACGAAGCGGCGTTGATGCCCTGGTTCCGCAACGCGCTCTGTGCCGGGATCGACGCCGGCATACGACGCGTACGGGCGAAGGTACCTCCGGTACCGGTCCGCAACGGCATGGTGCTGTACAAGGACGGCGTCGCCGCGACCGTTCTCGACGCCACGCCCCTCGTTTCCGTTGCCGCGGTCGTCGATGTCATTCAGGAGTTGATCAAAGCGTCCGGCAAATTCCCGCCCTTGCACTCTGCACACGAGGGGTACGCGGTACTCCTGGAAGAAATCCGGGAACTTGAAAAGGAAGTGTTCCGGAATCCGGTCCCGAAGTCCGTTACCTTTACATCGACGAAGGAACGATTGCGCGCTGAGCACTGCCTGAAAATGCGGACCGAAGCGAAACAGGTCGCGGCGATGGCCTTACGGTTCATGGTCGACGTTGTCCCGGACGCGGGGAAGTAGTCATGAATTTCTCGCACATCGTCACGATCATTTTCATCATCGCGAAGCTGCTCGGGTACTTCCCGTACTCCTGGTACTGGGTGTTCGCACCGGTCCTCGTTGCGATCGTGCTTCTCGCCCTAGCCGAGATCGGAAAGGAACAGAAATGAGTCGCGGCTTCCGTACTCGCAAAAAGAAGTCAAGGCGTGAGGCTATTCAGGACGCGCGAACAATCGCGAGTCAGGCCATCGCAGCCGGTCAACAGGCGTGGATGATCCTCGTCGCCGTCCTGTCGCAGCAAGGCGGGTCCGCGACCGTCACCGAAGGCACCATCAATCAAGTTGGACTCCGCATGAAGGATCTCGACTACGTCATCGAGCCCAGTTCCGTCAAGGGAGAGTTCATCGTCCGCGTTACAGAGGTACAAGCCGATGGAGGAGAAGGAACCGACGCTCAGGAACCGGATGTCAACGGCGATCACACAGCTGGAAGCGCGAGCAGGGATCCTGCAAAGCCAACTGACGACAACGAACTACACCTTGATCCAGCTACGGGAACTCCGGAATCGGCTGATCAACGACGGAGCGACCTTGTCATCCGTCGAATCGGCGATGACGTTGTTGCGGAAGGCGGGGATTGAGTAATGAATCCCACATTCCTGAAAATCTTCGCGCTGATCGAGCCGACGCACATCAAGTGTGTGATCGCGGGCGGTGCGGTCGTTGACTTCGATCAGGCACTCGACATCGACGTCTTCGTGCTCAGTCAGGACTGGCGGACGGTGTTGATGGTCGGGAACGCGATCGACGGAAGACGGTTTACCGGATCGTTGATGTCGCTCGATGACGACATCCCGTACGAAGGTGGACATGCGGACGACTTCTACCGACTGGGTTCCTGTCACCCGTCCTGGTCGCCGAAGCCGATTCACATCACTGGGTTCGGGGGACTGAGTACCGGCAATTCCAGTGTCGAATCCCTGTTGGAGACGTTCGATCTCTCCGTCCACGCATGGGCCTACGACGAGAAGGGCCGCATTCATGGGATCCCGACCAGTACCCGTCCGTGCGACCCGATCACCGTCAGTCACATCCGATCCACAACCGCGGCACGATTGTTGAAGTTGTCGCAGCGGTACCACCCGGCGGGACACCCCGTCGAAGTTCACTGAGGATTAAATGG